GTGTTTTACACCATCTATTTCTGTTACCGCATCCTTATTCACCTTTTCCACATCTTGTGCCATTAAACCGATTTGAGGCGTGGTATCTCCTTTATAATTAAAGAGATATACAGGTAGTCCATTATCTAGCATACCTACTTGTGATATATTTTCTTTTACATTTATATCTGATGCAGAGGATGCTAAGTAAGGTAAAAGAGTTGCCCCTGTTTCTGCTCCTCCACCTACATAATTCTGAACAAGAGACTCCCACCACTCAGGTTGTTGATCTAATCCAGCTTGTATCTGCGCTCTTCGAGTTTCCTCACCCATTGTAAACCTTCTCATTGCATCTTCTAATCCAGCAAGATTATACTCTGCGCTTATTTCTGTAGGCACAAACTCTGCTAATTGCTGTTGAGTTAAAGCTTGACTTTGAGCTAAGTAATCTTGTAGGCTTCTTTGCCCTGCTTCTTGGACTTGCGGAGTTAGTGCCGATACTTGAGAAATATCGCCACCAGTACCCAAAATAGAGCGTTGTAGTTGACTTAAGAGTTGACCTTGTTGTCTTGCTTGCATACTTTCTGCAAGGTCTTCACGAAGTCTTCCTGCTTCTGTAATTCTTTCTTCAAACTTTTCAACATCTTCCGCTAAACCAGCTTGTCTTTCTTCTTCTTTTGTAACAACAGATTCATTTAATTTTGCTAGTTCAGCTTCCGCTTCTCTATTCATCTTTCCTACTTTTTGCTTTCTTGATCCACTGTACTCGTCTACATTTTTAGTGAAGACTGTCTGCCCTGTTTCGCTATCAATAATTCTAACTTTAACAGTATTGCCAAATCTATTTCTTTCTTTTCTAATTGAATATCTCATATGAGACCCCTATAAGTGCTGTGATTGTTTTAATTCTGAAAAATACCAATGGTCATTTAATTTTATAGATATGTAGACTTTACCATTTTGTTGACATAAACCCATGTCTCCTGAACTCCCTTCTGCATCTGTAAAAAAACCTTGCTTTGTATTTAACATAACATCTTGTTTTTTATCAAGTTCCGTAAATAATATATCTTCGTTAATTTCTTCTATCATGGATTACTCCCTAATAAGGAATAATCAATATCTATAGAATCTATTTCTAGGTCACTTGCAGAACAAGTAAATTGTATTATTCCTGTTTTCCCTACTGCTGAAAATTTCTTTGATACTGCTCCAATATAAGTTTGAGAAGGAAAGGTTAAGGTAGCATCCGAAGAACCACCTGAAATAAAATTAGTATCTAAATAAAATTTAAATGTCAAAGCTGATGAAGCTTTATATACAACAGTAATCTTTGTAAATCTTTTTTGTACATCAGGTGAGTTAAAGTCAAAACGCTTTGTTTGTACAGTAGCTGCACTAGAATCTGCTGATCCAGTATTAATTTCTTTTACTTTAATTGGTATTGCCATTAGTCACCATGTGTGTATTGAGCGCGTAAATCGCTACTGATTACAAAATTACTTCTATTTGTAGAGCTACTAATTCCTCTTAAAATCCAACTACCATTATCCATATTCATTATATACATTGAAGAGCCATCATTATCAGGTACAAAAATTAATTCATTATCAATTCCATCGTATCCTAATGCAGGTCTATCAGACGCTAATCCTTGATATGTATCCTTAATATTAAATGCTAACTCACGAACTGAAGTATTGTTCACCACATGAATGGATTGTTTATTAGCGCAAACTAATCCCATTGGAGTTTCACAAACTGCATTTTTATGTATTGCACCTACTCCAGTAAAAACTCTTTCTATTTGATGTTTTGCATTTAGTACATAAGTATTTCTTGTTTTAAATACAAAAATTTTATTTCGATATGCAGTAATCTTTATAATCTCATCTCCGTCATTTCTACCTACATCAAAATAATGAGTAGGCATAATTTCATCTAACTTGTAAGGATCAGTATAATAAATTTGATTTCTTTCACGAGCGGTTTGCCCGTTTTCATCTGTAGTATCAATGTTTGCATAGTATGCTTTGTTATTTAAAATAGTTGCAGTATTCCATTTGATACCATTTAGTGTAGTGCTTGATGCTCTTCCTGTTAATGAATTATATGTTGCTAATTTCAACCCATCAAAAGGAATCCACCAAGTAGCTACTTTTGTAGTAGAGGTACTTGCTACATATGCTCTTGCACTACTAATGCTAAATGCATCTGCCCCTGTTTCATTTCTTGTATTGACGCAAGGAATTGCATTTGCATCACCTGTAGTAATTGTATTACTACTAATAGATTTAATATTTCCAATTCGTAAACAAGTATCGGTGATAATCCCTTTAATTTCTGCTTGAGTATCAAGACTATTTGATGGATATAAAAATACGATTTTATCTACTGCAAAATTTGAAGGCATAGTAGACAAAGTAATGCGAGCTAATTCATTTACTTCAGAAGAAATTGCAGCATAATCATTACTTGTTCCACCATAAGGTTCTAGACAAGGTATCCATCTACCATTATTTGGATTATTTGCAGTAGTATCCGCATTAGATAACTCTGATAAAGGACTATCTTTAAAACCATTATCTATGTCTATTGTATCTACAAGATACCAATCTACATCATCTTCAGGATTCCAGTAGATATTAATTCCAGTAATTCTTGGATTTAAATCTGCTAATGATGATCCTGTGTGTAATACTACCTGTATACCAGGGCAAGTTTTCCCTGAGTTTTGTACTGCTTTTCTTGATTCAATTCCAATGTTTCCATTACTATCTCTTGCTAATGCAGATTCTTGCACATAATCATAAATAAATGTTACTGTATAGCGATCATGTGTTTTAAATGTAATATCTGTTAAATCAGGAATGAGAACTTCATCTACATTAGAAGTTCCACTAGGAAATGTAATATACAATCCAACTTCATTTACAGCATTAATATCATTAGATTGATCCCATCCATCATTTGTCCTAACAACAGTAGGAGGAGTTAATTTTGCATCTGTGATTTTCCAATCATTAACTAATGCTTGCATAGGTGGTTTCTTAAATGCGTATCCAGTTACATAAGAAAATTCATCTGTTTTTCCAAATACATTTCTTTTTATATGTCCATACCATTTTGTATCATTAGAAAAACTACCATCTGAAATTCTTAATACTTGATTATGTACTAAAAAATCATAAATAGGAGAAGAAGACCAACCTGTAGTAATACTACTAAATGATCCACCTGTCCCCGTAGAAGTGTCTTGTCGCCTTAAAAGTACACCACTTCCATATACCCACCATGTAGTAGAAATATCTGCATTGCTACCATCTTTTTCAGTTCTATAAAGAATTAATTCGGTTTGAACATCTGATCCAGAACTTGAAGAACTTACAATTTGTTCGCCATTTGGTTTTTCTAGTCTTCCAGGCTTTTTATTAAGAACGTTTCTAAACTTTGTATATTGACTTTCTGATATATCAAAATCAGATTGATTCGTTACTAACCCACCTGAAAAATTTCTTATTTGCAAACGAGGCATTAAAAGTCCTTGTAATTAATATTAAACTTTGGTTCACCAGCTCTACGCTGACGATCTAACACTACTTTCTCCTTCCACTCTAGCCATTCATTTTTAAAATAAGAAATCATATTCATATCCCTTAATCTTTCTGCTACTTTCCACGATCCATAATAAATCAAACACTCGTGATAGCGAGTGTCAATCATAGGTACATCAGAATCCCCTGATAAAACAGTAGGCAAATGATAATAATAAACCCTTATTTCTTTGACAATTTGAGGTGTAGGGAAAATACCTATATATATATCATCAATATAATATCCATATGCAGTAGGCATTGTTAAAGAAGCATTATCGCTAGATAAATTGTATATTTGATCCATACCGATACGAGTTGTTTTTTCACCATCAAAGTCAACTCGATAAATACGAATCATATTTGCTAAACTTTGACTACTACTCCCTGCTGTATTTTCTACGATTGTCCATGCGGTTACAGATACACCATTTCCATTAAGAATTTGATATTGACTTGTACCCGCGACACTATTTCTTTTACCATAACCATAAAAAAGATTGGCTTCATCTGCTAATATATTCTGACCTTTATTAATCAAATCCGTTAATACCGAATCTGCAACAACAGAAGTGTCATCTACTCCTGTGATATTTCTAATTTCTGATCTTATTTCTGTTAAAGTCATAATTTCCTAAAGCGGGGCGAGCCGAAACCCGCCCCTTAGTTAGTTACTGATTAAATATCAGTTCTTGATGTTAGATACTGAAT